TGGACCACGCACCATTCAACCGGCCGTAGGTAGAACCATCCGACGGAGCATCTGTACGACCACCTGGAGCCACGGCCCAGGCAAGATTATGTCGAGTATAATACTGACAATCATTAGGTGCATCAACAGTAATTGGATTGCGTCCGTCCACGTAGGCTTTGGTTGCGGCACCGTTCGCAGCACTGGGAGCCCCTGATAAAGTGAGGAGACCTGTCATGGTCACCCCACCGGCTATCGGCACATACACGCCAGCATACGTTGGAGTTGCGACCCAAGCTGCATTTTGCCGAGTGTAATAGTTCCCGTCAGAAGGCGCATCTGCCGTAATTGGCGTGCGGCCATCCACGTATTGCTTGGTCGTTGCCTGGAGGGCCACGGTCGGATTAGTCGGAAGGGTAATCTGTCCGGTCATGGTCCCGCCGGCGAGGGGAAGGTATACTCCACCTCCTACACCGGCGATTGCACTATCTACATAACCCTTGGTCGCTGCCTGGAGTGCCACTGTTGGGTTCGCATTAAGAGTTAGGAACCCGGTTAGCGTGCCACCAGCCAGAGGCAAGAACGTACCAGACCCGGCTGATGCAACCGCACTATCCACATATTGCTTCGTAGCAGCACCAAGCACGTTGCTCGGATTGGCGTTAAGAATCAACGGGCCTGTCAGCGTACCACCGGCTAGTGCAAGAACCGTGCCGAAATCGAACGGGTTGCCGTTGATAAATATATCTTGAACATTGATTGAGCCAATGCCCTTCTGCCCACCGGTCGGTGTGCCGACAACGATAGCACCACCATAGCTCAGGTATCCCGGCCAGACAGCCCAAGGCGTAGGTTGTGGACCTGGACCAGTTACAGAGCCTGCTGGACCACCAGAAAAGAGAGTAGGTTCGGTCATGGCCATTCAACCGCGGTGAACTTATGATTCGCACTTATACTCGCCACATTGACCGGGGTGGTCGTATTTGGTATGATCGAGTACGTCTGTCCCGGTTGTAGTGCGATAGTCGTACCATTGGCGCTCGTAGCTGCCAACGTGACCTGATTCACGTACAGCACTTCGGCTGTAGTGAGGCCCTGGTCTGCGGCCGTAAACGGATTGGTGATATAGCCACCAGACTGATTGGCGTCGATGGCTACGATCGACGTGCCGGGAGTACCGGGAGTTTGGCTTGCAGGTCCTGCGACGGGTGTCGTTGCCATGGTCTATCCCTTATGCCGTATAGCCAGGAGCTGTAGTAACTCCTGCTAGAGTTCCTGGGATTGAGTTAATGCTGCCGGACATGGCAGTCACACCACCGGCCTGTGAAGCATTCCACTTCGGGCCTACCGGAACATTACCAAGCCATGTGATATTGGTCATATCAAATTGGACTAGGCCACCAGAACCGACTGAAGCAGTTCCAGCACTATTGGTCGGTACAGACCCTACGAAATTCCATGACAATGGATAGTTCTGATATGCATCATGGTAGCCTAGAATACAGAACCCACCAGAAGCGGCCATAAAGATCGCGGCTGTGTTGTGCCCGGCAGGATCGTAAGTACAGGTCCCATAACACTCAATCTGTGAATTTTCAAGGGCTACGACAGCCCCGCCTTGACCAGATACAGAACCTGTGAAGTGGCAATCATGCACGAGCATGGTTGCGCCTTCACCAGACAAGGCATTGTCATAGTATGCCTTGAAGGTCATACCAGACACAGTCATGATCGCGCCATTGGCAGCGACCGCAGCACTCCCACCTACAGACCCGGCTGGTGGAGACAACGACGTAGCATCAATAACCACGTTGCCGGGATTGGCGACATTACCAATGACATTCCAGGAACCGATGTACCCACCAGTGGCTTCAAATCCTCCAACATAGGTTCCATCAGCAACACGAATTGTGATCGCATCTGCTGAAGTGTAACGTGATCTAATAGCATTGATCGCACCGTAAACAGTAGCGAACGCATGGGCCGCATCGTTAGCGGTCCCTGAGTTGCTGTCATTGCCAATGGGGTTGACATAGAAAGTGGTTTGCGGTGGATGTGACTGAATGTCCGGATACATGGAGTTGTAGTTCGTGCCATTATATACGAACGTGTGCTCTATGCCCGCGGCACATTCACCACCTTGGTATGGATTACCATTAGCCCGAGTTAGTGCAATTGATGCACCACCATTGAGCTGAACGTTTACCGGTCCCGAGCTGTTGTTTGCAACCTTGATATTGAAGAGCATTCCAATAGCAAGGCCAGCAGGAACTGGATTGGTAGTTGCCACAATCAGATTGGGTGTGACCGAAGTATCGGTGCCGACATAGACTATTGAAGTATTGGCAGGACCGGTACCAGCTTGAACAAAAGCACGTAGAGTACCAGCAGTGACAAGATTAGCAATGATATCTCCAGCATTCCACGTCCCAGCAACCGTACCTTCTTGTGCGCGCACAATCGTGAGAGTGTCTCCCGAACGTGCTGTACACTTGGCAATCTCAGTAATGGTCTTGGTTGCTTGGTCATAGAAAGTCACCAAGAAGTAGTCACCACCAGTAGGGTTCGGAAATTCAGTTCCAGAACCAGCCGCCAAATTCACAGACGTTGAAGTAGGAGTAATGCTTCCCGCCACCGTGGTCGAAGCATTGTTGCTCCACAAGATAGCCATTGTGAAATCCTCTACCCGATGACAACCTTAAACTGGAACTGATAGGGCAGTTCCAAAACCCCGGAGTTGACGGCCTCTTGGAAGATGTACATATACGGAAGTGCTGGCAGCGGTTGATACGTGGACTCTATATCATTTAATGGTATAGGCTTGAAATTGTCTATGTGCGGAGTAGTCAGTGGCCCGAACCCATTAGGACCAAAGCAATTCAGCATTGCTCCGCCGGTTACGGTTCGATTACCAAGGATAAGCCGGATTGTGCATTCTCTATTTGGTCCGAATGAAATGCTAATCTGCTCAGTGTCTGCAATGTATGAGTCATTGTCAGTGTAGCCTGGAGCATAGGGATCGGGACTAATCCCGTTCGTGCCGTAAAGGAATCGCCAAATCCGACGCTTGAGCCACCGAGTGCTAAAATATTTCCCGTCACCCTTATAGAAATGCCATGTGATAACGCGGCGGTAAGTGTCGTCATCTGCTACAACCACACTCTCATTACTAAGCTGCCCGAGCCCATCAATATTCGAGTTCTCAACAGGGATTAAGAAATTAGGACCCCACGTATTCAGTGGGCCTTCTCTAATAATTATCCCGCTAGATAGGGCAGGACGCGGTACTCCATAAAGCCCGTGAGCCACCCAATCGAGTAGCTTACCACTGACAAGAGGACCAGGGTAAATAGGAAGGTTAAGAGAGTTGAAAGTATCGACATAGTCTTGTTGACAACTGTTCTGCGCATCAACAAAGCCCTGGAGATCATCGTCATCAGTATACTCTTGGTACAAGTAAGACGGGATTTCTTTCGTTAACCCGGTAACTCCAGATGGTGGAAAGATTTGGTACCCGAGACTTTCCGCCCCAGGCATACCCGGAACCAAGCCCGGCGGATATGGCACAGTGTATGGAGAAGCAAAGTATGCCGTAAATCGATGACCAGGAGATAGGGCATTAACCCAGACATTTGTTTGCGGTGGAACTGTGAAGCTCTGTCCCGGCTGGAGACCCACGTTGCCGGAGGGTACCGCATCAGCCACTCCGGCTGGACCCAATAGGTTAATGAATAGGGGTTCAGCGACTGGCAGTCCTTGATCTGCCGCAAGCAGTGGGTTCATTATGAACCCACCATTCACCCCCATCGAGGTATTAGCAACCTGGACAGATACTCCCGACTGAGCAACAGTCGTAGTTAGGCCCGGAAATAGAAGAACAAGAGTGGTCATGATCCCTTAACCACCTGCACCGAAGATGCATCAGTATAGAAGTAGCTATAAGGATCACCGAAGATTACCTGCGTGCCTGGGGCCGGACCAACACCGATTCCATTTACCGACACAGAAAATGTCAAATCAATAATAGCCTCACCCGGTAAGATATCCGATACCGCATCAATGAAGATCTTAGTGAGCATGTTAAAGTTGATCGGTGTGGTACCGGCTGGAAGATTGTTGATATAGTCGATAATCGCCGGAACAGCCGCCTGGGCCATACCTGACTCGCTCACATAATTAGGCGAATCTGTAATCCATGTGGCGACTATGTTCACCGGCTCTTGGGCTGGGATTACATACGGGATAAGATACTTGTCAGGATAGTCGTTAACCGTGATGTATTGGTTGATTGGGTTCGGGCTAACTGTCCCACCATACTGCCACGTTCCCCACATCGTTCCATCAACTGGTATAGAAAACACCTTCGGGCTTATAACTGTGACAGTATAGGAATTATTGTTAAGGAATGGGATACCTACGTTACCGGTTATGAGCTCAACATCCCCGGTTGCAAGGTTATGATTGTTAGCCGTCGTAATCCTTATTGGGTTGGTATTAGATATACCAGCAATCTCAATCGTAGCACCAGAAAGACCAGGAACATAAAAGTCGGCTTCCCAAATAGCATAAGCAACTTGAAAAGGATCACCACCTCCACAAAGTATCGTATAGGTCCCATCTGTGTTCTGTACCACGCTAACCAGTCGATTTTGAACTCCCGGTATGTTGCTGAGCAAGGTCTTGAGATACCGGCCCATGCCGGTAGATGCTGCCAATCCGCCTGTCCAGCACCTCTCCCGGAACACTGAAGCGGGTTCACCCGACGTGCTGGGTATCCCGGCAACCGGGTTCGTTACCGCCAGCGGAACGTTGGCAGGGACAGATGTAAGCATCTGTACCACGGTATTCGGTGCTACGTCCCAGGTTCCCTCAACCGTAGCTAAAGCATAAATCTGCAGGGTATTTCCATCATCGCCACAGATGCCGCCTGACTGGCATACATACTGATACGTGCCATCACCAACGATAAAGCCCTGATTAACGACATAGCCGGGTGTCCCCGTGAATTGTACGTAGACCGCAGTATTGGTGATCGGCTGTTTGTCGATACCATAGATCACGCCGAGTTGGTTTAGAAGGAAAAGATTCGCGCCGAATGGAGTGAGTGAATTGACCAAATCAACCAAAAAGCTGTCGCTAACAACGAGAGCGTAAGTATCAGTGCTAGATATATCTTCAATCAAAGACCCCGGTAAGTTCGCTGTATAATCTGGGTTGGAGGCTGCAACAAGCGTGATTAGGCGTGCTCGCAAATCGGCTGGAGTAGCCGGTTGGAGGCCTTGCGCTGTCATTACAAGTGGGAGAACTGCCATCAGATCGGTTGCTGTTGAGGATAATCAGGTGCTGTCGTAACACCGATTATCGAGCCATAATTTGTGAGCACGGTGATATTGTAAGCGGGGACCGGTCGGCCATTGTCACTAGCCGGGTCTCCCTGGGGTATCGGAGCTGGGATCATTATCAAAGAGGCAAAGTATGGGGCGAACTGTTGCTGGGTTCTAATCATATAAAAATCAGGGTATATTTGTGTAACTATTGATGGATGTGCCGGTATTCCAAAGCTTGCAAAGAATGGACTTTCACCCAGATTCAACTTACAGACTTGAGCTAATGTGGTCAACCAAACAGAATCATTAAATCCATTAATGTCAGTCGTGACCACCCACCACGTTTTCTTTCCTGTTAAAACGTCTCTTGTTCGCCCGTAGGTACGCATCAGCCGATACGCCCTTGAGCATTAACAACGGGACCCTTCGTTGTGGTGAGCGGAGCATACTGTCCAGAACTACCATCCCCACCGACATAGATAGTATGATTAGTAGGGACAGAAAGAGTAATCTTCTTGTTCTTTTGATCCACTGTAATAACATGATTTGAGTCTTTACTCAGAATAGTACACTTCCCATCCTTATCAAAGCTAAAGTTGGTCGGGTCCTTCTGGTCGTCCTGTTGTTGCTGCTGCTGTTGCTGTTGCTGGGAGCCACCATTCGTAGTAGTTGAGCCAGTGACCGCACGCGGCGCGAGCCACGGCTGACTCAAGGCAGCCATACGATTGCCGGTTTTCAGGGCCTGTACTTGCCGAGCCATGGACGGCAAACCGGTGACTTGTTCCTGTTGTGGTGGATTCTGGTCTTTCTTCTGCTTCTGGAATGCCCCTACTGCCCATCCGTTAGGTCCTCCCATATGAGTGAGGGTGTCATAGTCTCGATCGGGATTTTGAGTGTGGCTAACGGGCTGAAAGGATATGGCAGTGAGATTGCCACGGGGATAGAAATCGGTTCGACCACCCGCAACTCCAGTAACCCCGCCGAGGTAATAGTCACTTGGAACGGCATAACCCCGATCTCCAACTTGAGTTGGCTCCCGTTGGTATTGAGACATTGACTGTGGGATCTTAACCGTAGGTGGCGTGAAGATGCTATTGCTTGTTTCAAATGCAACAGTAATGAAGTCCTTGTCCACAGAAACTACGTGGCAGGGAATAGACTTGGTGAGTTGTTCCTGAGCTACAGTAGTCCGCTTATTGGACCACTGGTTCATACGGTATTGGAACGGATGCTTGTGCGAGTCGTACCGGCCCATTACGGGTTCACCTCAAAACAGCCATTGCGATAGATAAGTGTGCTGACATTAAATATACCAGCCGCCATATTCAGGTACCTAGAGACCGACCCAGGGGTCTGTATTAGTCCAGGGTCAGTGGGCATTGTAATCCTGAACGTAGTTTCGTTCACATGTAACCCACGAAACTTCCCATTATAGGTACTCGGCACGAAATTTTCAAACGTGTATTCGATAACGGTACCCGGCCTCGTGCCTATCCCACTTGGTGATAATGGAATAGGCCATAACGATGGGTCCACCAATGTCACAATCAATACACCCTGAAGAATATCCCACAAAACAGTATCCACGTCCCTAGCCGGGGGTGTCTGTATCAGGGGCACCGTCGTCATCCACGTTCCATCTTGAGCGTTGATATTGACGTAGTACCGCTGAGCTGATATATTCCAGGTAATACGGACCTCATAATCGTCACCATCCAAATTAGCAATGAATGTGGGCGTAATAAGATTAGATGCCCTGAATGGGATAATCGTAGCCATTAAGAAATGCCACTATACGGATGGCTGAATGGATTCATGAGCGCCGGGTAGTTCTGTGTATCTGCCCCTTGGTAAGGAACCGCAGTCGAAGGACCGAACAGCGCGCTGCTTGATTGTGGAGTAGCCGATTGATTTGACTGTGCTGCTGAAGCTCCTGGTTGTGGTCCAGTTTGTGACCCATCTGTCGGTAACCCATTGGTGATCTTCGACATAAGCAGGTTCTGGGCATTTTGCAATTCAGTTAAACTCACCAATGGCTTCTCAAAGTCAAACCGCCAAGCATTCTGTGGCAATGAATTATTGCCACGTGAGTTATCGGTTAACGAAGTCATAATCAAATCCATGTACACATACCCTGGAGTAACGACGGTGTAGGTTCCTCCTGCTGCGTTATGATTGTCCAGGGTAGCTTTTAATGATGTCATTATCGCTTGTTTAGTAACGAGCGCATTCTTACCCCGCGCCGGGGCATCCATAATAACCGAGATGGTTAGTGGTTCACGTATCGTTGCATTCGCAGCCACAAACTGATTGGCAAACGGATACTTAGCTATCGTCTGCTGCACCAGTGTTCCACCCGGCAAAACGTTGAAAGCACCAAACGCATCGTCTAAATCACTAGGGCTATAAGGAAGACCAAGCGCTGTCTTTCCACCACCACCACTATTCCCAAAGCTCATTCCTAACAGAGCTCCCATAGGGAGCATACCACCAGAGAGCTGCGCAGCCGCACCACCAGATAAGATGATAGGATTAACTTGAAACTGGAGCTGCTGTTGCGTATTAGATGCAGGCATTATCCAGTCATCCCGGCTGCGGCCAGATGGACATTAGACCCTGGTACATTACGAATAACGAGGCTGGCAGTACGATTCATCTGCCAATTTTCCATAGATAGCGGGCCAGGGGACTTGTTGAATTTTTCTATACCCGGATAGCCGGGCATGGGTCCAAACATTGAGCCTCCACCCTTGAACCCTTGCGGTATCATTTTCTTAGCTGCGCCTGACCAAGTCCCCTTAGACCCTCCACCCACCACACTCGCAGGTGAAAAGAAATTGAATGGGCCAGCTCCTTTCATAAAGCCACCACCAATTTCAGGTGTGGCGCTTGGAGAAAACCAGTTAAAAGAACCACCTCCTGCTACACCCGTAAATCGTTCTTGGAATGAAGCAGGCTTATTTGTATCTCCACCAGGGCTTTGTTTCGGTATACCCGAAACGTAATCATCTGGCTTTAAATATGGGACCGGCTTAATGCCAGAAGGAGTCTGGGCAGTACCGGGTGGTGCTGATTGCTGTGGAGTATCTGCTGGCGTTGCCGCTGTCGCAGCCGCGATTGCACCACCCGCCGCGGCTCCGGCCACTGCTCCTATTCCAGCCCCTACTGGTCCCGCCGCCGCACCCCCTAGTCCAGCTCCTGTTACCGCACCAGTCAGCATCCCACCCAAGATAGGATGATTTCGCATGAAATTCCATATTGCAGCAATGGCATCAACAACCACACCAAGGATATGAACAAACGATTCCATGTGGTCTTTAAATGATTTAAGTGTTGGACCCCAGCCCTCTAGCTTCTTTATAAATTCTGCAATGTCCTGCTCCTTTAGGTTCTTTAGCTTATCAGCAAGTGCATCAATCCATTTAGCCAACTTCGCAATAATTGCTTGGATTACCGGCGACTTCATTAGGATCTGTACTAGATGCGTAAAGCCTTCACTCACATGCTTAATAGGAGTAGCAAGATCAGCCAGCTTTTCACCAAATACTGAGATCAACTGTGCCTTAGCCGCCTGGAATTGAAGCTCTAACTCCACCCATGCCTTCTGTGCCCTGGGTGAAATCTTCATTTGCTCCTTGTACATTTCCACAAGCTTGCGACGTTCCTGGTATTCCTTACGGCCCTCCTCAGTTGACAACCGCAGCAGATCTAATGGATCAGTGAATATCTTATCAAGGCCATAGGCTCGAGCTGTGAGTAGTTCTTTGCCTGGGCCTCCTCTTTTAAGTAGATCGGGCAGCTTAGCCACGATCTTATCCATAACCTCATCCGGCGTCATCTTGGTGCCGAATGGGATACCCATTGCCAGAAGAGGAGTTAGTTGCTCAGCACTCCCAGACAACCCTAGCCGGATATTTCGCATGACGTCCTGTGGTGAACCCACAAGAGCCTGCTGATATATCATCTGAGCTTGGGTTCGGCCATACTCACCACCCAACCCTAAGATCAATCGTCGTTTAGCAAGAATTGAAGCAGCAAGTCGCTCGATGCCAAACAGACCACCACCCATTCCAAGTAACGCGGTGACCCCACCAATGATGGTTGACCACTTAAGAAAATGAGTGGTGATGCCAGCAACAGTGGAACCAATGGATTTGGTAACATTCAGCAGACCCTGCATTGATCCCTGCAAAGCCCGAGTCAGCATATTGGTCTGTTGCAGAGATTGATTAATCTGCGTGAATTGCCGATTTAGTTGCCTAATCTGGGTCGCAAACTGCCCAAAGCTCGCAGCAAACTGCTGGAACTGTTGTTGATTGACATTAATCGTTAAAGTCGGCTGTCGGCCCATTAAGGCGTGCCACCCTGCGCGATCGATGCTGCTTGACTCTGAGAATCAACCCCCATAGAAGCAGACGTTGCTGCTTCGATGTTAGTGGTCCAACTAGCACCATCTGGGTTGCGAAAGTCACCTATATGCAGAATCTTGGTAACCGTGTAACCACCTGGAAGACTGACTTGTGTTCGTTGATCTGGCATACCTATCGGTGCTGCCGAATCTGGCCCGGCGTAATTCACCAGGGTCTGTGGCAAGGTTATCTCATATCCAACGTGTAGACCACCTCGCAACACAACCTTGACACTGATTGTATTAATCGTGAGCCATGTAGGCTGACCAACGAGGTCAAAATAACTGATCTCAGTATTTCCAATAGGCTTATCCCAAACATTTATCGTATTATTAAACGAACTGAAATTAACCCCTGGATACTTATTCGTCCCCATTATCGACTGGCTCAGTTTCTGTAAATACTGAGTATACTGCTCCATACTTTGATACATACCGGCATCTTGGTATGGCAACTTCAGGTTAGGAGAAATCTGTATATTCTGCTTGGCCTTTGGAAACACCTTTGACAAAGTCTGCTTAATAGCATCACCCATATGGATGTTAGGCAAAAGATTGTGGATGATATTAAGAGGA